TTAGTAGAAACTTTGTAGTCATGCTTCGTGGATAGATGGTCCTCGAAGAAGTCAAAGTATCTACTTACGGTTTCTTCCCATGTCTCTCGACGATTCTCTTCTGGTAACCAGCGTGAGTAGCGGGACAAATGGATGAAGTCTTGATATAGTGTTGGTAGTTTTTTCATAACAAATTTCCTTTGGGGATACTTTATGTAGTCAATTCTTTCCATGAGAAGTCGAAGAGAGGAGAGATAAGTTTTCCAATTGCTTCTGCATACTCTCGAATTTCCCACTGTGCATGTTCATCAATCCGTTGCTTGTAGAATCTTGCATACGCAGCAAGAGATCCCGTCCAGTACCATTCCGTGTACATTCCCTGCGGGAGAATAAATCGTGCTTGTTCTGGTGCTACACCATTTCGGAGTAACTCATTGTAGTTGTACAAACATAGTCGAAGAGCATTATTATAACCCATATCGGTTTCGTTGTCAACAGAAATAAAGTCCTCACTTCCCTGTTTTGCACCATTTGTTGGTTTCCCTCTCCACTTTGGTTCATAGAACTCAGGTTCAAATGAAACATATCTTCTGGAGATTTCGTTTTCTACAAATCCTTGCTTGTGCTTAAAGAATTGAGTGCGGATGGAAATGGGTGCTTTAATCCGTAGAGTAATTTGTGGGTGTGCGAATGGGGTCCAGTGTTGGTGCTTCGCAAGATATCGAATAAGTTTTTTATCTTTCGGACACAAACACCGTACATCTTCTTTATGAAACTTAGATCCCGTTTCAGCAAGACGAGTTATTGCGACTTCATCATGACACCACTCACTTTCACTATTAAAAGAAACTCTTGCAGCGTTACATACGGTCAAGTCACTTCCCATATGATCAATAAGTGTAACACTTCCTCTGTCTAGAACTCTCATAGTCTACTCCATTCGTTCAATCGATGCTTGGCGATCAGTCCGCTACAAGTATTCTCATCGATAATATTTTTAATTTCTCGTTTACCATATCCTGCCATGATCATATCATTTGGATCTTTTTGGTGTAGATCACTTGGCCAAATACAAACATTCTTTCCGCGTTCAATTAGTTTTACATTTAAATTGTAAATCTCTTTGTTTCTTGGTTCGTTGTCTAAAACATAGACACCCTCGGTGTTACTTAGATGCGGAGGAACATTGTCAACACCAGAAGCACCAACCATTGCGATACAGTTCTTGATGAACAAACTGTCTATTGGTCCTTCGACGATGTAGACCTTTTTCTTAGGGTTGACTCTCCATTGCCCAAACCAAAGTTTATCTGGTGCATCACTCGACTTGATTGTGATATACCGAAGAAGTTCTCTTGTTTTTCGTGTCTGTCTGTTATCATCAACATTACCATGAACCGATTGCATTGCCAACGCTCTGCCTTGTGCAGCGACCATCGTTCCTTCTTTATTGAAGAAAGGAAGAACCAGTCTATCCTCTCCTCCACCATAAAGATTTGTTTGCCCAGTCAGTTGCTTAGTAAAAGAACCGAAATTACTGCAATAGTACAAAAGATCATACTTGTCCTTTGGAATTTTTCGATTGATGACAAACTGACGAGCAGCATGAGATTCATCTAGTTCTGATATAGGAGTCAACCATCTAGTATCTACAACTTCTTTATACTTTTTCTTAAACATTTCTTCTACACCTGTTGACTTAATTTTCACGGGTCGTGGTCTCGGTTTCCTTTCCGTCTTCTCACGATACCGCTCTAATTGATATTCCGTCTTCAACGCAGGAGCATGTTGCTCCAAGAAGGAATAGAGCGAGAGTGATGCAGCACAATTGTGACACTTATAATAGTAGGAACCCTCTCGCTCATAGAAGAACCCTCTACACTTATTCTTGTTCTTCTGTGAGTCTCCACATAGTGGACACCTACAGTTTGCAAGGTTATCTTTTTTCCAAGAGAACTTGTCGAGTGAACTTGAAACGAACTCGACAAATTTCTTATCAACGTAAACAGTCATCTGCTATTTCTGGTTCTACGGTTTTTCTTGTTTAGTTCACGGAACTTTCGGTTCCAATGATCACGCTTCGTGTTTTCATACCATAGACGGTACTCTTCTTGCCACTCACGACTCATTCGTTCTGGTTTCCTCTTGGGAAACTCTCGCTTCTGATACGGTCTTTTATAGTTGTTATTCATAGTACCTTTAATTGCCTTATTTTGTCTGAGTTAGACTTAAACTTTTCATCGAAATTTCTACCATCAAATCCAACACCAGCGGTCATATCTGTTTCGCCTTGGTTGCTTCCTAGTAGATTCACTTCTGAGTTATCAACATCGAAAAGTTTCATCTTCCCTCTGTTGATTCCCACTACAAACTTCTTGTTTGCGAAGACATCATTATAACGATTCTTCAGTTGCTTAACAAGTAGTTGTCCCTGTTCCTCTAGTTCCTCTGTAGAAATTAATGCGAACATAAAGTCAGCAGTTGCAGGTAGACCAAAAGATTCTGAGGTATCTTCCAGACCAACATCGCTACTGTTGAACCCTGTTCTGTTCGTTTGGGTTGCAGAAAAGATAGGGACATTCTTTTCTACTGCAAGTCCACGCAACTCCTCTGCAATTGCCTTGATCACTGTGTACGAATTCACGTTGCTTCCTGCCTTGTACCTACTGGAAGCACATATATTTAGATAGTCAATAAAGATGACATCAGGAACAAAGTTCTTTTTCAGTTTCAGTTCTTCGAGAAGAATGCGGAAGTGTTGGACATTTGCGGTTGCCGTTGGATACTCCTTGACAATCAGTTTTGATTTGATATTTTCTGTTACCCGACCGATCTTCTTTTCATAAGATCCTTTAGGTAGAATCTTCAATTCGTCGAGAGTGATGTCCATAAGATTGGCATCAATGCGTTCTGCGATTCTCTCTTCTGCCATCTCACATGTAATGTAAAGAACATTTTTGTTTGCAGAGTAACATGCTGCGGCATGGTGACACATGTATAGTGACTTACCAACACCAGTACCCGCAAGAATGATATTCAATGTTTTGTTCGGAACACCACCGTTGGTGATGAGGTTGAAGAATTCTAGATCGAATGGAGTCTTTGTTTCGACTCGGTGATAGAAATCAAATCGCTCATCTGCATCACCCTCATAATCGTGACCGATATGTTCATCGAACGAAACGGCAAGTGCATCGGAGAGGATTTCTGGGAGACAGTTCTTTGTCTTCGTTCTAGACTTACCATCAATAATTTCAATCGATTCCAAGATTGCATTATAGATCGCCCGATCCTTACAGAAATCTTCTGTCTTGTCGAGCAACCATTCTGCATCAATCCCTTCCTTGTCCTCACCAAGATCCTCGATCAACTCAACACAATTTTTATAATCCTGTTCACTGAGATTTGTTTTCTCATCAATACTGATCATAAGAATATCAGATGTAGGGAGTGCATTATACTTCGAGATGTGTTCTCGAATCATATCAAATACAGTCTTGTCTGATCTGGTCTTGAAATATTCGTCTTTCAAAAAAGGAATAACCCTGCGTGAAAAATCTTCATCACGCATGAGGTTTCTGAGAATAATTTTTTCAGTCGTTTCCACCTAAGAACTCCACTTGGTCCATGTTGTTTTCGAGAATGTCCACTAGTATATCACCAAGAGTGTTCTCAAGTCTAGAGAATTTTGTCTTGTTTTTGGGAAGTTTTCCCTTGATGACATCAAAATCAAATGCAAGTTGTGCAGAATCTCCGTGTTGTTTTACACCGACTTTACCAAAGCGAATAACCATGCCAGAGAATGGCGCACTTTGAATTTTTACTGCGACTGCTTTCGTTTCTTTGCCATCAACTATCTGATACTTCGGTGCCATCTGTTTCCTCTTCAATGGATGATCCATATTTGAATTTCTTACCAACACACGCTTCGATCTTGTTCATGACCTCTTCAGTAAAATACTTTTCAGGTTGACGGTAGATCTGCTTTTCGTAGACCTTGGTCCCATCGGCAACTTGAATACGAGTACCCAACTTTTCAAATATCTCATTTTCCACTGCAAGATCTACAAGACCATAATAGGGATGAAGTCCCGTATCATAATTCAGCATGACATCGACCATAGAATTTTCTTTGGTGATACGCGACTTATAAAGTTTACAATGAACAATGTTACCAATAACATCGGTTCCTTCCTTTACCTTTTTCTTAGAGAGGTAAATGATAGTAGATGCCGCATACTTGAGACCAGAACCACCACCCATTTCCTTTGTCGGGAACATCGAACCAATAACATCATAAGTGTGGTTTGTAAGAATCATTGGGATTCCTACCTGTCCCAACTTTAATGTCAAAGTTCGGAAAGTGGACTTGATGATTTGGGCACGGGTCATGTCTCGGGTTGTCTTGCCATCTGCGGTGTCTGCCATTTCCTTGTTAGTGGAAAGCATACCGAGTGAGTCAAGCACAATGAGCAATGGTTTCTTTTCAGATTTCTTTTGCTCTCCGTATGCAGTAACAACAGAAATTACCTGATGACGAAACTCTTCTATGGTTCCGACAGGAATGATGGCAATACGCTTTGGGTCAATCCCTCGTTCTCGAACCATGTCTGAGGTAATAGCATGTTCAGTGTCAAAATAAAGCACATTAGCATTAGGATTGTCGCTAAGAAACTTATGCACGATTCCAAGAGCAAAGAATGTCTTGCCCGTAGCGGACTCGCCTGCCAACGCCGTGATCTTGTTATCCGGCAGACCCCCGAAAAGACTTCCTGATAGAAGTGCATTGAAGCAATAAGACCCAGTATTAATAAAAGATCTAACATCTGAAACTAATCCTTCCTCCGCAATTCCTGCGTGTTCGTTCCCTGTCGCCTTCACCAATTCATGAATATTCATTATGTATTATCCTTTAGCAAATCAATTAGAGCAATCAACCCATTTCGTCGATTGCTTAGTTTTTCCATTGTTTCATATCGGCAATATGAGTCTTTAACTGCTTCTGCAATTTTAACATTTAGCAGGGCAATCTCTTCGTTTGCGAGATCAATTATAGCATCTATATGTCGTTCGTCAAGTTCTAATATTTTAGAAGTCAAAACAAAACCGCCTTTCTTTCGTAGTGCCAATCTGTATGAGATAATATTACTGATAAAGGATCAATAAAAGATGACTCAAATTGTTTTTTATAATTGGCATACTTTTCTAGTT